CACTATACCAGCTGGTTTGCTCCTCGGAGCATACATGACCACTCAGTCTACGCGCAATGCTACCGGAGATTCATCCCGGAGTATGTTGCGCCCCATGTAGACCGGGAGGTGGCCCGCTGGATGGACGACTTAGAGAACGAGGAAGTCAGAGTGATAGACCCTGACGACCTCCAACATGAGAGACCCCCTCTTATGACTTCTTGTGACGATGAGGAGTCATGCCCTGATGGGGCCTCTCTGGCGTCTTCTGTAGAGGTAGTATTGAAAAATGGAACCAAGTTTGTGGTGAGGGGTAATACACCACAAACTAAGGAGGACCGCTTGCGCGGACTCCGCTCTGATTGTGTTAGACAACTTAGAATCAAGTATGGCTTGATGAAGAGGAATAAACACAACGAGAGAATATACAGAAACGCCGCCATCCAATTTCTGGACGAACTTGGTGTCAAGGCCTACGACCGATTCGTGTTGTTGCCACAAGTTTTGGCTTGTGTCTACATTCCGACTGTTGTAGAAATTGAAGCCGCAGACGCTGCTTCTACAGAACTTGCAGTTACTAGGCGCTATAGGTTGGAATATGGTGCTAGGTATTGGAGGGGATGGTTTTGGAAATCACGCAAGCCCGAACAGGGCTTGCGTGACGACTAGGAAAAGGTGAGGGTTTACAGGAGTACAGATTTCAGTATTACAATAGGTGGGAATCTGTCTGTCCATGACTTACTTAGAAAGAAAGGAGTCACTGTAAAACCCTTACCTGGAAAAGCACCAATTGTACCAATCACTTGCCTCCCTCTCGTGCACAACGAAGCCAGCTACGTCTGGCCTAGTAACAGTATAAATAACTTGGCCCAGGGCGTAGCCCTCCGTGTGCTGTATGTTCGAGATGGTAAAGGCGGGTGGACGGATCCTCCATCCGTCTCACTTGACCTGGATGCTTACTTTAAAGCATTCAGATGCGAACTAGCTTATCACACCAATAGCTTAGTTCCCATGACTCCAGAACAATACTTACTATCATGCGACCCTAAAAGGCGGAAGAAGTACTTTTCTGTGCTAGACCAGATTTTCGTAGATTCTCCTCGAAAACCTAGTCAGTTTGTCAAATTGGAGCCTGCCGAGGTCAGTACTAAACCCCCTGTAGCCAGGGTTATTACTGACCCGGGGCCGAAAACTAACTTCGAGCTGGGACTTTATATTAAGCCAGCTGAAGCAGAGTTAGTTAAGGCTATAAGGAAGCTTCTGGGTGAGCATGTCATTATGAAAGGAATGAATGCCAGAGACGTAGCTCTCGACCTAGAGGCAACCTGGTGTACATACTCTGATCCAGTATGTCTGGACGGCGATGCTTCAAGATTTGACGCACATACGGGAGTTGACATCCGTAAGTATCTTGAATTCGCAGTCTATACTAGCTTGTTCCCCGGGGACAAAACACTACCAGCCCTTCTCACCAGATTATTGAGTAGAAAGGTACAATGCCGCACTAAGGATGGGCGTTTTGGATATGTTATGAACTCTCGGGGTAGCGGAAACCACAATACGGGCATAGGGAATTGCGTAATAACTGTTGCAATACTATGGACCTGGTTGAAACAAAGTGGTATCCGCGCATCGCCGAAGGTCAATGGCGATGATTGGATAGTGATAATGGAGAGAGCCGATATAGAAAAGTTTCAACAAGGGTTTGTTGACAGATGTTTACAACTAGGGTACACCATGAAAGTGGGGGCCGTAGTCGACGTTTTCGAGCGTATAGACTTTTGTCAAACTAGCCCAGTTCTATCGGCTCTTGGATATATCATGGTGAGAAATCCAATTGCAGCTAGAGTTAAGGATTTGACTACCTACAAGTATAGAACACCGAAACAGTACCGAAGTTGGTGTTCTTCTGTGGGTGAGTGCGGTTTAGCCCAGAGTAGTGGCGTACCAATCTACCAAGAGATGTACGCTGCAATAAAACGCACATCCGGAGGCGCTAAGCCAGGAAAGTATTTTGACAAATTTGATGGGAGGTATATGTTATCTAAAGGCTTGACCTATAAACATATGCCTGTTACGTCAGAGTCTAGATACAGTTTTTGGCTTGCTTTCGGTATTTTACCCGACGATCAGGAAAGCATAGAAGCTGAATACTCAAATACCCCTGAGATCAGTTTCGATGCTCTAGACCTCCAACCGGACCTGGTCGAGTGTGCCCCAGAAGTCTTTGGACCTGGGGACCAGCCTTGCTTGTAGCCCCCCACCGGGTAGGTGGACTTGGGAGTAGTTCCCATGGGGTCTGTCGCTTAAGGCCCAAAATCTCTTTGAGTGCTAACCAGAACGCCGAGAGACTGCACGGCGCCAGCCCGCTTGCGACAGAT